GATGTAAAAACAAAACAGCAGGAACTAGGTTTACTTGAAGATACTGATGTTGAAGATGGTGAAGGCGATAAAACTGAGGCTGAAAATGGTGAAGGCGATAAAACTGAGGCTGATAATCAAGGAAATAATACTGAAGATACTCAACAAACAGATACAAGCACAGATTTAACTAATGATAATGCTAATCTTGTGTTACTTGACGGGTGGTTAAAAGAAGATGGGCAAGTAGATTATGATAAGATACTAGATGATACACTGAAAGGTTACATTAAGAATCTACATGAAAGGCTTAAACAAGTCGAGTGGGATTACAAGTACAAGATGGCTATAGCTGTTGAGGCGTTAAAGTCAAATATGTATGACCCAGCTGATGCAGACAAGTTTATAAATACTTCTGAGTTAAGCATTGATGATGATGGTAATGTCGTTGGTGTTAAAGAGGCATTTAACAAATTAAGAGAAACTAAACCTCATTTATTTAAGTCTACTGACTCTAGTAATGGCAATGCTGGTTTTAATCCGGCTAAAGGAAGAAAAGTAGACAGTTATAGAGAGGGAATGTCTTTTGCAGAGGCATTTAATTAAAATATTAAAACAAGAAAAGGAAGGTGTTTAAGTATGGCATACGCATCTGAATATTTAGAGGCTTTAAGAGAGAAAAAACTTGAAGGACTGTTTATCAATGATTACTTCTTAGCAGATAAGGTGTTAAACTCTATGGAGTTTAGCAATGGTGCAACTGCTAATGCAACAGGTGGTTTAAGCTACACTGTTGTACGTAACGAGGAGGTTGCGGGTGCAGCAACACCTGCAGCAACATCTCGTGCTTTTGGTCAGGATTATCAGGTAGTTAATGCTAACCCTGTACCTGAAACTTTTTATCTTACTGTTCTTGGTGGTAAGTACTCTGTAGATACTACCCTTGAGGACATTGTAAAAATGGTTAATACTGAAAATGAGGCACGTGCAAAGATGGCTGCAGCTCAAAAGGAGTTCGCTAGACAGTTGATTGAAGGTACTGGTACTAATAATGAGTTTATTGGTATTGATAAGTACTGCAAAGAGAACGGTCTGGTATCTGAACTAATCTTGGATATTAGCGATGGAATCAACCAGTCAGTAGCTGAAAACTTCTATGCAGGCTTTAATGAGGTGTGTGGTGAACTTAATGTTGACCCTAACAGGATTTTCGTATCAAGAGCATTAGGCTCTAAGCTTAGTTCTATACAAGGTATACTACAAAAGTATGTACAAAAACCTACGATTGGAAAGTTAGGTTACGAGACATTCGCTGACCTTCCTATAGTACCATTCGATAACAAGATTGGATTTAGATTTACTGCTACTGCTGCTGATGAAGATCTTGAGGAAGGTGCAGTATATGAAAAAATGTATATCGTAAGAGTTGATGTTAATGATGGTATTTTCTGTGCTTCTCCTATTAATCAGCAAAACTTTGTAAAGGTTATAAAACCTATTGAAAATGGCTCACCAATTGCTACTGGTTATGTTGATTTCCCGACATGCCTTGTAGTTAAAAATAGAGGAGCAGTAAGAAGAGTCATGGTAAAAATTAAGCCAGCTCCTGAAGAGGCTGAAGGCTAATAATTGGAGGTGTTACTTATGGCACTTGTCATAGGTAAAAACTCCTATATGACTTTGGATGAGGCTAAGAGTCTAGCTCAAGTAGAGCTGGACTCTGGCTCTCCAGAGGCTAAACTGTGGAGTGAATTAAGTGACAGTGATAAAGAGATTGTATGTAAAAGAGGTACAATTGAAATAAACACTTTAAACTTTAAGGGTCGTAGTATTAAAAATAAATATGACTTAAAGTTTCCAAGATTAATCAATGGTGTGGAAACAATACCTGAAAGTATTAAGATTGCAGCACTTATACAAGGACTAATGTCAAGATTAGTTACATCTGGTGAATATTACAACTTAGCCATTAACGGTGTTGAAAGCATGACTGTAGGACCTAATAACGTAAGACTTAATACTGACAGGTTTAATGGTATAAGAATACATGAAAAGGCTATGGTTTATGTGGAACCTTACATTAAAAAATCTGGTGGATAATGTTAATCAACAGTATAGAAAAATTAGGTGTGGTGTTGTATATGTGTTAATATTGTAGTTAGGAATTGGACAACATTAGTTAAAAAATAAATATTGTAGTGGTCACAAGCCTTAACACTAATATTAACACCTAAAGCATTACTTATAAAATATTATAATGATGTTATGTGGAGGTGTTAATATGGTAGATGTGAATAGTACTATTGAGTTAAGACTTTCAGCTTTAGAAAAACAGGTTGATAATATCGATAACTCATTAAAAGATAAATCTGACAGATTATTAACTTTAGAGAATACACAAAAAGTTATATTTGAAAAGCTTGATAATGTATCAAAGCACACAGAGGCTATAGTCGGCATGAGTTATGAGGTTAAAAACTTAGCTTCTAAGGTCGGTGAAGTTGTGGAATTAATTGAGAAACAAGAGATGAAGATTGATAAACAAAACAAAAGAATAGATGAAATTGAAAGAAAGCCTGGTAAGGTGGCAATAAGTACACTAACATTTATAATTTCGACCATAGTAAGTACTGGTATTGGTGCCTTAATAGGGATGCTTATTAAATAAAGGGGGTCTGTGATATGTTTAAAAGATGGATTAAGGCGGCAGGTGTTAGAGCATTAAAAACTATGGCACAAACAGCAGTAGCAACTATTGGTACATCTGCTGTATTGAGTGAGGTCAATTGGACTATTGTAGCTAGTGCATCAGTTCTAGCTGGTATACTATCTTTACTCACATCAATTGCAGGACTACCAGAGTTAAAATACGAGGATGAAACTAAGTAAACATTATATAAAATAATATATGTGCCTGATTTTAAGCGTATATTATAATATATAATAGCCGCCCCACCAAATAGAGGAAGGAGGTGCCAAAGATGTTTACTAGATTTTACAACAGAGAGGCACAGTTAGAAAAATATATAAAGTCTGATAACCGATATAATGAGGCAGAGTATGAAAGTGCTATTACAATTAAGGTGTGTAGATATGGACCTAAAGGTTATAAGAGAGACAATGACAATGAGTCTGTGTATGCAGAGTATATATATCAGACAACAGCTGATGTAAAGGTAAAGGACAGATTAGACGGTTATATAGTCACAAAAGTAAACGAGCACTACGACATCTTTGGCAACTTCGCCTATAGGGAGGTGTATGTAGTCAATGGCTAATGATTTTATTGACATGAATTTTAGATGGTTGGACGGGACAGGTAACGATGCCATTGATAAACCATTCTTAGATGGTAAAGATGTTAAGCTAATTGTACAAGGTCTTACAATGAGGTCTTTAAAGATTGCTCTTGAAATACTAGACCGTGCACAAGCTAAAGTACCTGTGGACACAGGTTTCCTTAAAAGTACTGGTAAAGTAGTGCAAGTTGAGGATGGCTTTGAGGTAAGATATGACGCAGATTATGCAATATATGTGCATGAAAACATCGAAGCTCAGCACCCTAGGGGTGGACAGGCGAAGTTCTTAGAAGAGGCATTTTATGAGGTAATGTCAGAGGTTATAGGAGGTGGCGATGTTTAATGGTTAGTAATGACGTAGTAAAAAATACTTTTGCTGACTTAATTGAGGACTTTGGATATCCTATAACTTTTGATGATATTGATGGTAAAGCAAGAAATAAAATAGGTATATACCTAAGAGACGCTGGTAACCCAGTGTTAACTCTGAGTAATAAAATTGTTAAAGTCACTAAAGATTTGAATATCAGGCTTCATGGAGATACTACAACAGGCAGTCAAAAAGCTTGTGAGGAAATAATGGCAGAAATTGCTGACAGGTTAGTCTTTAGTAATAAAAAGTTTATTGGTTTTAAAGTATTAAGTAGTACTTTAAGGAAAGCCGGAGAAAGGATAGGTACTACAACTAATGGAATACCTGTTTATCAGATGGCTTTCTTAGTAACATATCAAGAAATATAAAGGAGGTTGTTAATATGGCTACGTTAGCTAATGGCACTGAATTACACAAACTGGACTCTACTGGTACTTCTATTACACATACTTATACTGATGTAACAAATCTTGGGGAGTTTGGTGCGGAAAGAGAGGCTATTGAGTATGATGCACTCGATTATGACATAACGAAGGCTCTTCCTGGAAAACCTAAGTACGCAGACCTTAATCTTGAAATGGTTTGCACACCAGAGGCTCATTTAGCTCTCGAACAGGACTTCGATAGTGGTACTATTAATAAATACGCTATCACATTCCCATTCGAAGATGCTGGGGGCAACTTGGATAAGCAATTCGATGGTTTTGTGTTATCTTGTAAAGTAACTGGTATCGAGCCTGATGGATTGTTAAAAACTGCTGCTACCATTAGGATAGTAAGTAAGCCAACTCCATTTACAAAACCTACAACTGGTGGGGGAGGGTAATTAAGCATTAAATATAGGAGGTTGCTGTTTATGTGACCTCCTCAATTTTAAAATAATGAGAGAGAGGTAGATTAGTATGGCAGGTAAAGCACCTAAATTACCATTGGACTACAAACCTAAAAACATTAGAGACTTTGAGAATAAATATGGTTCTATCTTTGACAATTTAGATGGTAGCGTAACTAATATAACTAGGTTAATACAAGCTGGCAATGGAAATTGTGACGAGGAAACAGCAGATAATATACTTTGTACTTTTATAGAAAATGGTGGCGATGTATTCGAGGCACTTATGCAGATTGTGGAGGCTTTGCAGAGTGGGGGTTTTTTACCAAGAGACAAGGCTCTGGCAAAAAATCTACGCAAGAGATTCGAGAAAACTATCGAGAATATGGTGAAAGAGGCAGAGTCGGAGATAGCGACTACTCAATTAGAGGCGTAAGGGATGTAATTGAGGTAGAGGAAGGGCAGACTTGGTCTGGACTATATGCTTCTATGTATCCAGAAGCCAGTTTACTTGGCATTAGCTATGAGGCATTTTGGGAAATGAAACCCATTGAAATCATAAGGGTTGCAGAGGCAAAAGAAAAAGACTTTATAGCTAATGCTAACTTTCAGTTATCTATGGCTTGGTATACTGCAAGCTTGCAAGGTATTGCTTTTAATAACCCTAAAAAGTTCCCTAGAAAGCCTCCTAAGATTGAAACTAAACAGGATAAACTTGAGAAGAGTAAACAGTTAGCATATTTCTTAGATGCTCTATCTCGCAAATAAACTGTTTATAGGACTTAGTATGGCAGGTGACTTTTAGGGTTACCTGCCTATTTTATTATAGATATTGGAGGTGAGGTTAATGGACGGCATAAAGGAGTTAATGATAACACTTAAGGCGAATATGGCTAGCATCAATAATACCGTTAAAACAGTTAATAACTCTGTTAAAGGTATGATGTCTAATATAAATAAAGATGTAAAAGCTGGTCTTAATAATGTTAAAAGCTCTGTTAATAAAGGTGCTAGTAGTTTAATAAGTATGTTTAAAAAAGTCGGGGCGGCAATAGGAATAGCCTTCTCACTAAATGCTATTAGAAAGTTCGCCAGTGATTGTATAGATTTAGCGTCTGACCTTACCGAGGTACAAAACGTTGTCGATGTTACTTTTGGTGATGGTGCAGATAAAATAAACAACTTCGCTAAGTCAGCAGCAAAAGCCTTTGGTCTTTCTGAATTAGAGGCTAAAAAATACACCGGTACATTAGGTGCTATGCTTAAAAGTATGGGCTTAACTAGCGAGCAAGTATCTGATATGTCTATGCAATTAACTGGTTTAGCTGGTGACTTTGCATCATTCTACAACTTGGACTCTAAAACTGCATTTGAAAAGATACGTAGTGGTATTATGGGTGAAACAGTACCACTTAAGCAGTTAGGTATCAATATGTCAGCAGCTAACTTGCAGGCTTTTGCACTTACTCAAGGCATTACTAAGCAATATAGTGCAATGTCGGAGGCAGAAAAGGTATTGTTAAGATACAATTACCTTATGCGTGTTAGCAGAGATGCACAAGGTGACTTTGCTAGAAATAGTAATAGCTGGGCAAACCAGATTAGATTACTTAAACTAAACTTTGACAGCTTTAAAGCTACATTAGGTCAAGCATTTATAAATATATTAACACCAGTAGTACAAGTATTAAATCAACTTATTGGACATTTAAACACTGCGGCAACTGCTTTTGCTAGCTTTATAGCATCTATAACAGGACAAACTCAAACAGCTACTAATGCAGTTGGTTCTGTGGCTAAAGCAATTGGTGACGTAGGGGTATCCACTAGTGAGGCAGTAGAGGAAAGTGCTAAATCAGCTAAGAAGGCATTAGGTGTCATAGGTGGTTTAGATGAATTAGTATCTCTAAATAAAAAGGACAAATCTGATGAAAAAGCTGGTGTAGCAGGTGGACTAGACATATCTAGTTTATCTACTGATGTTGTAGAGAAAACAGTAGATTCTACAAATAAAGGTTTTGATAAACTAAAAGGTATATTTGATGGTGTAAAAGATACAATTATTGACATTGGAAAAACTTTTAAGGACCATTTTATAAATCGTCTTGAAGGTGTTAGTTTTGATAGAATAAAAGATGGGCTCAAAGGTATAAAAGATAGTCTATTAAATATAGGACAAGGTACATCTGACTCATTTAAAGATATGCTAGTTAAATGGTCTGGTGGTATTGGTGACTTTGCGGGGAGTGCAACAAAGGTTAGTATAGGAATCGGTGATGCACTTATTGGTGGTTTATCTGATTATTTAACTAACAATCAAGGAAAGTTAACTGACACTATTAATAATATTTTTACTAATCTTGGTGATTACTACTCCAATGCTGGTAATATTGTAGGTAAGTTAGGTGACTTAGTATATGATTTCTTTACTGATAGTAGTACACAGGAGGTTGTCTCTAACACTATTAGTATACTAAGTGACTTAGTATTAAAGCCTACTGAACTAGTAACTCAATTCTTGTCTGACGCATCTACTGAGGTTGATACTTACCTTAATAACATGTATCCATATATAGAAACAACTCTAAGTAATATATCAGACTTGATGTCTGATATATCTGGTAATGTAAAAACTGTTGTCAGTGATGCATTTACTGCTATTGGTAACACTTATAATGAACACGTAAGACCAGCATTGACAAACTTTAGAGAAGGCGCTGAAAAAATAGGACAAACAGTATTGACAGCGTGGAACGAACATGTGTATCCAGTTGTTAAAGGTTGGATAGAAGAGTTTAAGAGAGTATACGAGGAAGCTATTAAACCTTTGATTGACCGAGTTGCGGATTTTGTTGGCAAGCTGATAGAAAATGCATCTATTATATATAATAAGTTTGTAGCGCCTATTGTATCTTGGTTATTTAAGAACTTAGTTTCAGCATTCTCTGTTGTATTTAGTACAATTGGAGATATAATAGGTACTGTAGTTGAATTAATTGCTGGTGCAGTTGAAGGTATCATACAAACCATTGGTGGCATCATTGATTTCATAGTTGGTGTATTTACTGGCGATTGGGAGAAAGCATGGGAAGGTTTAAAAGATATAGTAGCTGGGATATGGGATACATTAATATCTATATTAAAAGCTCCTATAAACTTATTAATTGACGGTCTTAATTTCTTAATTGGTGCCATTAATAAATTTAGTATTGACATACCTGATTGGGTACCGATTATTGGTGGTAAGAAGTTCGGCTTTAATATACCTAAGATACCTAAACTTGCTGATGGTGGTATAGTAACACAGGCTACCGTAGCATTAATAGGTGAGGCTGGTGCTGAAGGAGTTATACCATTACAAAATAGCCAGTTTATTAAGGACTTTGCACGTGAGGTTGCTAATGCTATTGGTACTAATGGTATAGGTAATACTCCTAATATTAATATAGGTACGTTGATACAAGACGACAGAGGTTACGAGTGGTTAACTGATATAATTGCAAGAATAATGGCTCGTAATGGTTATCTTGGTAGCTTAGCATTTTAAAGGAGGGTTTAGTATATGAGCGTTATATGTAAAGTAAATAACACTCAAGTACAAACTCCAACTAGCATAGATTATGAGTTAACTCCTATAGTAACAGATGAAAACAGGTTGGAGGATGCTACACTCACCCTCCGACCTGTAGCTCATAAATATAAAGCAGTGTGGACTTATGATTATATATTAGGTGCATCACTTATAACTATGCTAGGTGAGAGTTGGGAAAAGTATGTTGATGATAAAACATATAGATTTAGAGTAAGTATGCCTAGTTATAAAGGCGGACAGTTGGAGTTTGACGCATATTTTAAAGCTGTTACTTTTAAACTTGTGTTATGGAATAGTGACCCTAACTTGAGAGTATATAGTAATTTTAGTATGACATGGATTGAATATTAAGGAGGTGAGGTGTAATGTTAGACAGCAATTGGAATAAATATAGTAACAAGGTTAGATTTACTTTTAACTCTGGAGTAGTTTATGAGGGTGTAGGCACTGATGAGGTATTACAAGTTGACATTCAACGTGACCTTGCTGATAACAACACCGACCCCCTTGGTGTTGTTAGGTCAGGTACTATAAGTATTAAACTGATGGATAAAGATAAGAAATTCGTTAAAAATAATAAAACATCCCCTTATTTTGGACTATTAAGCGAAGGTTTTAAAATAGAGTGGTACATTAGTATTGATGGTGGAGTATTTACTAAACATGGTGAGTACTATGCTACTGATATTAAAAACAGTAGTGGTAATGGTGGATATAATAAAGTAACAATTAATGGTGCTGATATACTACAATATATAGGAAATCAGCCTGTTAATATTGTCGGTATAAAAAGAAATCAAACAGTAAAAGATTATCTAGCAAGTATATTTAACAGTGTAGGTTTAAATGCTAGTCAATATAATATAGCCGATACTCTTACAAAGACTATTAAATATACATATACATTTGGTACTAAGTTAAAAGATGTGTTAAACAGTGTGGCAAAGAGTTATATGTGTAATATATTCGTAGACGGTAATGGAATCATACAAGTAGTAGATTTACTTGACTTAGCAAATAAAACTACAAAGCGTATGGACTTTGATGGTGTAGTGAATACATTCGAGGTGGCATTAGGTACTGACTTATTAGATACTTATAATGCAGTAAGATTAAAGTATACTAACCCTACTGTTGTAAAAGGTGATACATTACTTGAAATTAGTGACTTTGAAATACCTGCTGGTACTAATGAATTAAGCGAATTTACTTTTAGTAATAATAAAAAAGCTGATAAAATAGAGTATGTAACAATTGTACCTGTTGAATCTGATGTTACTATTAGTATAAATAATATAAGGTGGACACAAGATAGCGTTATATTAAATGTTACTAACCCTAAAGAAACAGCTATTAAAGCTAAAATAGTAGTAAAAGGAGATTGTTTAATTGAAAATACTGCTGTTATGGAGAGGTATATATCTGGTATTCCAGTAGAAAGACGTAAGTATATAGAAATAGATGCTAAGTTGATACAAAGTGACAGTTATGCTGAAGAATATTGTAATATAATATTACACTATCTATCAGCTGATGTAAGTTATTTAACATTAAGGACTAAAGGTCATCCATTATTAGAATTAGCTGACATTGTAGGTGTAAAATCTGGTTTAGTTGATTTTGATGGTACATGTATTTTAAGTAGTATAAAGCTTAGCTTAGGAGTTTCTAGTACATGTAATATTTCGGTATTAAACTCTGCAGCACTACGTATAGAATAAAATATGTAATCAGTAATACTATTTTCAACATATTTCTAAAATTAATAACTTTGTTGATTAAATAGTGGTGAGATTTAAAATAATTTTTAACTTATAAAAATCTATATTAACATTGATTTAAAAATTGAGTAAGCATTGATAAAAAATTGATATGCAGTCAATGTAAAAAAACTGAAAATAATTTCGGGTTGTTTTTGAGAAGTGATTTTTGGTTAGGTATTTAGGTGGTTAGGGTAAAGTTGTAGATATGTAAAAATCTGGGGGTTGGGTGGTAGAGGGGAAAAGGTATATCAATTTTAGTTACTAAAAGGAGGCTTGTTGTATGAATTGGTTAACAAGTAATCTAATACCAGCTTGGAATGACTCTAGCTGGACAGCATATAATGGTGCTAGTATTGACAATGAGAAAATAACATTACCGATTAACAGTAGAGTAGAGCTACTATTAGATAAAGGTGGTATCATTCCAGGTTCCAGTTATATTAAGTTTAAGGTAACATTTTATGGTACCTTTAATGACGATTATGATTATTCCCCTACAAGTTCTATAGATATTAAAATCGTGTATTTAGATGATACTGTGCAAACTGGTAAAATACTATTATCTAGAGATAAAGTAGTAAACAATAAATATATAGATGAAACAATTGTACAAGTAGAATTAAAGAATATAAGGTCAATGGAAATATATTTTAATAACTATGATAATGCTCCTGGTACATTGTATTTATCTAATGTTGAACTATATAAAAGCGAGGATATAAACAAAGAACAGGTCGTTGATGCTGTTGCAGAGGCAGTATCTCTTAAGAGATGTGAACGTTACAATAATGGTCTTATAGTGGAGTGGAAAGGTGATGTTAAACCTTTAAAGTGTGTGTTTATATCAGATGAAAATAATGATATGCTAGGAATACTTGTGGATGATGTTGACTTTATAAGTACACCAAGAATATATGCTGACCTAGAATAATGGAGGTGTTTATATGTTGGATACCAAAAAAGAAATTGAGCTATTCTTACTAGGTATTGCTATATCTGGTAATAGAGATAAAATAAAGGAAAAAGATAAAAGTAATATAGTCGAGGATACACCTATAAATAATGTTGAAGAAAGTAACTTTAGTGTAAGCATTAAAATATAAAAAGTAACTTGTGGATGTATAAAGTAAATAGAAAGGAGGTTAACTGCATTATGGAATTAAATGAGAAAGAGTGGTTCGCTCTTATAGCTGGTCTTATTGTAGGAAGGCATAAAAAACAAAATAGAAATAAAGTATATAATGCTGTTACTGTTAATAAAAAACCTATAAAATTAAGTAAATATGCAACTATAGGAATAACAGCAGGTAGTAAATATTGTGATAATAAAACATATAGTTTAGTTAGAATACCTATAATGTGCACTGGTGTAAACATTGGTGTTGCAGCATTCGTAGCTAAAGTAACTTGGGATTCATATGCGATATATGATAGCGTTGATTACGGTGATTTTGGTCCTAATATTGTAATAGATGAAAGTAATGTAGCATCTAGGACACTAATAGTTAGAGGTCAAAATACATATAATATGCCAGAAGAGGACTTTGTGCTATTCTACTTAAATCTTATAGTTGCTGATGTACCTACTTATGTAAATAAAATATATATCAATTGTATTAAGACAACTGGCACTAGTATAGATGATTGCAGTCTTTTAACTATTAAAGATGGCGGATTATTTTATATAACTCCCATAGAGGCTAACAAAGGTTATATATACTTTGACATTAAAGATAAACCAAAGGACCCTCCACCTACTTTTGAACAACCTGGTCCTTCTAACTTTCCTATTGGTGATGGTGATAGTGGAGTATCAATTGGAGATTATAGATTAGCTGGCTATTTAGGCGGTCCTGGTGGTGGTGGATATATAGTCATATATATTATACTAGAAGGATATATTATTGGCACTGCCAGGCAATATGTTAATACTGGAAAGTTTGAGATTTACGGTAAAATAGAATTACAAACACCTAACCCTGGTTATGGTGACATTACTATAAAGATTGTAGTTGAAACAGATGAAGAAGATGATACACCTTATTATCTACTTATACCTGCTGGTGGCTTTAATATATTCTTTAAAACAGAGGTAAATAAAGAAGATGATACATTTCCTAAGGAGCCTATTAATGTTATTTACTTAGATAAGATAAAGATTAATGACTTACATGATATAGATATATACTCTAATGAGGCAATTGACTTAGATGATGTAATGGACAAAATAAATATTGTTGACACCTATGAAACAGACACTATTAATGTAAATATACTTGAACAACAACACTTAGATGAAATAGGAATATTAGATTTATTCGATATTGATATAGAGAGTTCCCAAGCACCTTCAGATATTGACAGTATTGATACTGTTAATATCAATGATATAGATGATATAACATTAATTAGTGTCACATTATACGATAAAGATACAATTGAAGAATTAGGTTTATCTGATGTATGTGAAATTGACATGATATCTACTATAATAACTGAAGAAAACCACTTAGATAGCATGTCAATTAATGATATCTACAATATTGACTTTGAATGAAGGAGGTAATATAAAATGTTAGGTTTAGGATTAAATAAGGTTGACAGTACAAAAATCAGAGGTTTCGTTGAAATTGAAATTGTAAACCCTACAACTGGTATACACAGAGTAATAAAAAACAACACAGTAACAAATCTAGGTAAGATGCTTATGCTTTCTAAATCGGCTAATAATATACTAATGGAGTTTGGTGGTTCTCCTTACGGTAGACTTAGAAGCACTGATTTACTTGATAGCTATTTTGGTTCTACTGGTAATAATGCTTATAATGTAAAGGCTAAACAAGACAATGGACTTAATCTGTATCTAGCTAACCTTGACCCTGGTGTTACACTTACTGAAGATACTAAGTATGTTGATTTACTGGACTCCAACTTCGATGTTGATTATACTAAGGTAGTCGGTTTTGCTAACAGTCGTGATGTATCGGCTAATACTCATGAAGGTGTGCAGGACTTTACAAGACCTAATCACATAATTAATGATAAATGCGTAGCAAACAGATGGAAATTCGCTGAAGGTGTAGCAACTGGTACATTTAATCACTTGTTAATAATGCCTGGAATACATGGTGACTTTAAGACTAATGGCATTTATTTAAAGAAATGTATCACTAGAATTAATCAGTTCGAAGATATAGCTGAATTCGGTGATTACTTTATAATTCCCGGTGTTCCAGGTTTAACTGGACCTAATGAGATATTGTTAAACTATAATAGAAATAATGTAAACAGATGGCGTTATAACTTAGCAACAGGTGAGACAACTCAGGTTGATAGTAATGAGATAGGTTATAGCATGACAATGTATAGAACTTATGATCAAGTATACGTAGATGGTTTCTTATATTCATTGGGTACTTCTGGTACACTAAGGAAAATAAATCCTACAACAGGTGATGTTGTAAATACTGCTAATGTATTAGGTGATTATGTTACACATGGTGCAAGTATGTTTTATAATGGCACTAACTTAATAATCATGAATGGTAATAACACTAACGAGGGTACTTATGATACTAGGGCAAAGGTTTATACGGTTAACATGAATACTCTAAGTGCATCTTCTGTAAATAAAGTAGCATGGACTGGTTGGGGTGGTATACCTGATGGATGGTCTAGAAATCGTATGATTGTAAAGAAATGTGGTGCATATTACTTTGTACATCATGGCTTTGAGGTAATAATGTGTACTGATTTAATGGATATTAAAGGCTCTAGGGTTAATGCTTTCTTGGCACATCCTAATACACACTACGTAAGTGATGGTGTTGATATCTGGACTATCGAAGAAGGTGTGCATAACTTTAGATATGATAGCATTGAAGCCAATAAGGCAAACACACCTGATGTCTTATTATACACTAATATGTACAATAGGGTTATGGATAATGGTACGTATAGAGATTTTAGCTATACAACTAATGGTATATGGATTGGCAGATTGTGGTGCGGTAATCTTATTAGTTTTGTTAAATTAGCAACACCTATAACTAAATCAGCAACTGATATTATGTATGTAGCTTATGGCTACGAGTTTGTTTAATTGATGTAGCAATATACTGTGAGGGTAAAACATCATACTCTCACAGTATAACATAAAAAATAAAAAATATATGCCTAAAAAACAGCATAAAAAAGAGTATATGTATTGCTCGCCTCACAAAAGGATATATAGGAGTAATACACTTAGCTACTAGCTAGGATTGACTATGCTGTTATAGGCTAACGATGAGGAGGTTTGTATATGAGCATTAAAAAAGGATTAGTAACTGTCAAAGAAATTTTCGGTATTCCTGTAAGGGTGGATATAATTGAACCTATCGGATTACCTAACGTCAGGACACTGAAAAGTATGACACCAGAAGGCATAACAGTGCATAATACTGGCAGTGGTAACAGAGAAGCGGGAGATGAGGCTCACGCTAATTATCTTAAGAATCTGGAGAAGGCTGACAAGGAGTATAAATCTTGGCATTTTACTGTTGACAGCGATAGCATTACTCAACATTTACCTCTTAATGAAAAAGGCTATCACGCAGGTGATGGTAGTAATGGCTATGGTAACAGTAAGACTATTGGCATAGAAATTGCTGAGGGTCCAAAGTATAAGCAATGTGAGGCAAATGCTGTTAAGTTGATATGCTGGTTAATGCATGAGTATGGCTGGACTATTGATAATGTGCAACCTCATAGAAAATATAGTAAAAGTAATAAACTGTGCCCTTGGAGAATATTGAAAAGTCAGGCTGCATGGGAAACTGACTGGTATAACTTCCAGCATAATGTGATTGTACCTAAGTATAACGAGTTGTTTAATGGTGGTGCTGTTGTAGATACACCTGTTACACCAAGTACACCTGTTAATAATCATAATATAAAAGTAGGTGATACTGTTAAACTTAAAGAATCAGCAGTACAATGGAATGGTAAAAACATTAGGGCAGATTATAAGAAAAAAGAATATAAAGTTAAGCAGCTGGATACTAATGGAAGGACAGTATTAACTATAGATGATGTAGTCATATATGCGGTAGATGTGAAATACTTGGACAAGGTTGATACTGGTGGTTCTGGTACACCTGCTACACCTGCTGGCACTACACAAACAGGCCAGTTTAAAAGCTATTTAGTCAAAGTAACTGTTGATGCTTTAAATATTCGTAAAGGCCCATCTACATCATATAGCATAGCAGGTGTGATAAGGGATAAAGGCGTATATACTATAGTTGAAGAAAAGGATAACTGGGGAAAACTAAAATCGGGTGCTGGCTGGATCTGCCTAAACTACACAAAGAGAGTATAAAGTAAACATTGTAAACATTGTAAACATTGTAAAAATTAACACCAAGTCATTATGGCTTGGTGTTTTTTATTGAAATCATTAGGTTCTGGTGGGTGCGTTTGCTGGGTGTATTGGTTTATTGGATGTAAAAATTTTATATAAAAATTATTGACAAAATGTTGTGTAGGTTGTATAATTAAATTAAAGATATGGGTAGTTAAGTTAAACTATTGATATAGGCGGTTGGCATGGTGAATATATTGCTAACGGTTATAAAATCACTAAAGCAATGTTAGAGAAATATAAATGCATAATGACATATCAGGATATACGAGAGAGATTGATAGAAGAAAACGTCTGGAAAGGACGTAAATAATAAAAATAAACTATTAGTATAGGAGGGAATTACAATGGCAAGAAACAGAGTAGCAGAGTTTCACAACAATAAATACTTAGTTAGTATAATTAACAACGGTGTAGAGTCCTGTGGTGGTAGGTTCTTCCAGTTTAATGGTATTGACAGGACAGGTAATCCTAAAGGTTATATCTTCGCTTACGACAAGGAAACTGGTAAAATACTAAGAGTTAATGCAGATAATGTAGAGGACAGACAGATATTTGGTAATAAAGAAAACAGTACTGATGCTCGTGGTTACCTTTGTGTTGAGATGTGTGTACCTTATGTACAAGGTGTTTACCCAGCTTCTAGTTTTTATTATGACAATAACGGTGAGGTTGTAGCAGTACAATACACTTGTTATATACAACGTATAGTAGCAGCTATTAAGTGTAAACTCGAGGGTAAAACTCTTGTGGACTTGGGTGAGGCTAATCACATGACAGGTAACAAGATGGATAACAGATATTTTAATATTGAGGACGGTACACAAAGAGACAACTCAATACACGGTGCTGTGTTTAACTCATTATTAAAGCATCAAAGATATTTTGAAGGCTTGTTTACTACAAGTAGTAATAAAACTCGCTCATTTACACATCTAGTTGACAACAGGTATATAAGCAGTAGTTGGATAAAAGAGTACATGATGAGTAATAAACAGTTCGCTGATGCTGTAGATGATTGCAGGAAAGATATGAGGAGTAAAGCAGTAGCTCCTAGGTATATTAGCGTTTATAAACTAGAAACATTTATTGACTGGCTATATAGCAAAGGATATTGGACTAAGTAAAGGATGCTGTTAGTATATAATATTAACAATTAGGCGGTGTTTGTGTGTATGAAATTTGACGTGGTAGTTGGAAATCCACCTTACAACAAAGGTATGGACTTAGATTTTGTAAAACTAGGGTTTGATTTATGTACAAAGTACTGTGTAATGATTACACCAGCTAAGTGGCAAACAGCAGATGCAAATCAAAGGACTGTGTCAAAGAATATGAACTATGGGCAGTTTAGAGAGCAGTTAGTACCACATATGAGCAAGGTAGTGTTTTATCCTGATGCTGGAGATGTGTTTGATATAGGGTTGAAAGGTGGAATATCATACTTCGTAATGGATAAAGACGAGCATGAGAAATGTACTGTAATAAATAAAATGAAAAATCAACCTATTTTTAATTCTATAGAGGTCAGAGATATAAGAGAGGCTGAAACGCTATTGAATATAGGGAACGAAATTAATATGGCGTTAAAAAATTATAGAAAATTTATATTTAACAGCGTCAATACTAATTTGAAATACTTGGTAGTAAACAGTAACAAAGTAATAGGAGCTAAGGGTAATTGTTTTCTCACTGATGGAACAGCTACAGTACTAAGTAAATCTGAAATAATAGAGCGTGGGAATCCAATTAATGCAGACGTAGTATTCGCATCAGACTCAGAATTAGAGTGCAAGTCATTTATATCTTGGATAGATACCAAGTTAGTAAGATTTCTGGTGTTAATTAATCTAAATAAATTAGGACCTGTAATGACTAATGATTACTTCCGTTTCGTCCCAGCACCACCATCTGGTAAGTTTGACCACATATACACTGATGAAGAGTTGTACAAAGCATTTAATTTACCTCAAAAATACATAGATGTAATTGAAGCAGTAATAAAGGAAAGGAGGTAATAAATCATGTTAGAGGGTAGAGGCTGGATGGCTAAAGCAGTAAAACAAGGTAGAAAAGGAGAAACAGATTG